ATCATCGCCTTCCACTTTGGCGGCAGGGCGTTTGGCAAATGAATGTCAGCCCCAAGGCAATAGCCATGATCCAGCACCATGAGGGCACTAGGTATAAACCCTATAGATGCCCCGCAAAGCTGTGGACAATTGGTGTCGGCCATGTGATGTACCCCGAGCAAGGAAAACTCAAGGTCGAAAATCGTGATGAGTTTCTTTTACGCCCGGACGACAATCGTGTATGGACAAAGGAAGAGGTAGATGGACTTCTTGTGTTTGATCTTGCAAGGTTCGAGCGTGGAGTTGCTCAGTTTTGTCCCGTTCCCCTTACACAAGGCATGTTTGATGGCCTTGTTAGCTTTAGTTTCAATGTCGGTCTTGGAACACTCCAGCGTTCAACGCTTCGTCAGAAGCTGCTTCGGGGCGATAAAACGGGTGCTGCGGAAGAACTCTTGAAATACTGCATGGCCGGTGGGAAAATCCTCAAGGGCCTGCAAAACCGGCGTATTGACGAGCGTGCTCTATTCCTGAGTTGAGCGCACTTGATGTACTTACCATCTGGTGTGACAATTGCACCGAACCGAAAGGAATGAAATGACTCCGTCCTGGGTGATGACTTATGACAGCCTGACCAGCACTGTCCTTCAGTATTTGGAGCGCCAAGACGCCGCCGTTGTAAACGCAATCCCTACCTTCATCACCCTGTGTGAGTTTGAGATCGCCCAAGAGATCAAGACCCTGGGCCAGTTGCAGGTGGCAAATGCGGCCATGAACCCCAATAACCCGGTGGTGGCCAAGCCTGCACGCTGGCGCAAAACGGTGTCCATGACCATCGACACCGGCACCGGCACCCAGCCCGTATACCTGCGCAAGTATGAGTACCTGCGCAACTACTGGCCGAATGAGGCCCAAACCGGCCTGCCCTTGTATTACGCCGATACGGACTATGAGCATTGGTATGTGTCGCCAACCCCGGATCAGGCATACAACTTTGAGGTGCTCTACTACGAGCGCATTTCACCCCTCAGTTCAGTAAACCAGACCAACTGGCTGACCCAAAACGCCCCCAATGCGATGCTCTACGGGACGTTGCTCCAGGCCATGCCGTTCCTCAAAAACGACGCACGGCAGGTTTTCCAACAGAAGTACACCGAAGCCATCGCCTCACTGAAGACAGAAGATGTGGCGCGAGTCGGTGATCGTCAAGCAGTTGCTGTGGATAGCTGATCTGCGAAAAGTTAATAAGGAATCAGAATTATGTCCATAAGCTATGTAAACCCCTACACCGGCCAGACAATCAGCCCCTCCCAGGTGGGCTATGAGAGCCTGACCATATCCACCGACACCACCTTGCAGTGGCCGGTCAACGGCAACACCACGAGTGTTGTGGCCAACATCATTGATGTGACCGCTACCGTTGGTAGCTTGAAACTTATCCTGCCCCCGGCAAACGAGGTGTCCACCGGCCAATCGGTGTTGATCAGAAACACTGGAAGCAACTCATTTACGGTGACCAACCCAAGCTTGGCAACCGTGGTGACCATTGCATCTGGCGTGGCTCAATACATCTACTTGACCAACAACTCCACCTCCAACGGGGTTTGGGCGACAGTGACCTTTGGTGCCGGGGTGTCGCAGGCCAACGCCGCCACCTTGGCCGGGTACGGTTTAACCGCAATCAATACCACGCTGAACACCAGCACGCCGGTGACGTTGGCTTACTCCAATTACACATTTCTGCCCGATGACCGGTCTTCAATCTATGTTTGGTCGAGTGGAGCTGGCACCCTGACATTGCCATCCTCGTCGGCATCTGGAGTTGGTGCAGGCTGGTTTGTAATTGTCAAAAACGACGGCACCGGCATCCTGAACATTGCAACCAATGGCTCCGACACCATTGACGGAAATGCCAGCGCACAGCTTCAGATTGGCGAGTCCTTTGTGCTGTGCTCCAGTGGATCAAATTACTTCAGTTATGCCTACGGCAGGTCGGCCACGTTCTTCTTCACCCAGTTGACCAAAAACATTACCGGTGGGACGGTGACCCTGTCGTCTGCTGAAGCGGCAAACATCGTGCAGGAGTATCAGGGCACCCTGACATCAAATTGCATCATCATTTTGCCGCCCACGGTTCAGCTCTACAGCCTGCAAAACAAGACCACTGGATCTTTCACCCTGACGTTTAAAACGGGCGCAGTTGGAGCAACGACCGTGGTTTTGCCCCAGGGTCAAACCATCATTGCCATTTGCGATGGCACCAATGTGTACAACGCCCAAAGCTCGACCTCAAGTTTTGTCAACGCCCTGACCATTGGTAACGGCACTGCGGCAAACCCATCGCTATCTTTCTCGGGTGATGCATCAACCGGCCTGTATTTGCCAACATCCAACCAGTTTGGTATTGCGGTTGCAGGTGCCAATGCGGCCACCTTTACAACCACCGGGCTTTTGGTGCCAGCAGGCGTCCTTGGCGGGGCTTTTTAAATGACCGCGAAGGTTGTCCAGCTCACCGTCCTGCCCGGCATCCAAAGGGACGGCACACAGTTCAATGCCCCGTCCTATGTGGATGGCTCCTGGGTACGTTTCCAAAACAAGCTCCCCAGGAAAATGGGCGGTTATCGCGGGATGTTTCTGAATGGATCAGGCATATCCCGTGGCATGACCATGTCATCCCAAAGTGGGTTGAACTATGTGGTTTCGGGCTACAGCGCTGGCCTGGAGCAATGGACAACTGACAACGACAACGGCGTGGGTTTTGGCCCCACCCCAATCGTCCAGACAGGCCCCATACTGACGGTTGCCGTCACCAATCAGGGCTCTGGATACGTCAACGGAACCTACCTCAATGTGCCCCTGCAAGGAGGTTCTGGCGGTGGCGCTTTGGCCACTGTTGTTGTGTCCATCAATAAAGTTGAAAGCGTGACCATCACCACCCCAGGCGTTGGTTATATCGTGGGCGATACCGTCACCGTGCTGACCGCAAACATTGGCGGCGGTGCCGGATCTGGTTTTTTGGGCACTGTGACCGCCCTGACAAGCTTTAGTTCAAGCGCAAACAACCTCTGGCAGTTTGACATTGGCTATGACGCATACGGCAATGGCGTTAACCAGTTGATCGCACACCCCGGTCAAAACTTGAATGACATCACCAGCACGGTCAACACCAGACCTTTGTATGGCATCTTTGGCGACACTTCGGTGGCACCGATTGGCATTTTTACGGCCACCGGCACCACCACCAATGGTTCACCCAATGTGACCTTCGCCAGCATCAACGTGGCCATGGGCGCTGGAGTCTCCATATCTGGGCCGGGTGTGCCATCAGGAACGACCATTGTTTCTTCCAGCAGTGTCAGTAGCAACGTCACATTGGCTGGCGTTGCTGTGACGGGCACAGCGGGTCAGTTTTCATGTAGCGCTACCACCCTATCCCTGGGCCAGCAAATCATCGTTACGGGCACTTTGACGGGCACGGCGACGGGTGTTTCGGCGAACTACTACTACATCATCACCACGAACGGAACCACGACATTCACCTTGTCGTCCTCGGCCAGTGGTTCGGCCATAGTCACCACGGCAGGCACGACCGCAGGATTGACCTTTGAGGTGCAAAAGCCCAGCATATGGACAGTTGTCATGTCCAACAACGCCACAGCCTCGGGCACTGTCAGCTTGGCCTTTGACAACAACGTGTCGGTGTCTGGCGGGGTGGTGATGTTGCACCCGTATTTGTTCGTGTATGGCAACTATGGCCTGATCAAAAACTGCTCCGCCGGTAACTTCAACGACTGGACTTCAGCGGACTCCAATGAAACTTCGGTGTCCACCGGTAAGGTGATCCGGGGCCTCCCACTGCGCGGCGGCACCACCTCCCCTGCCGGGTTGTTTTGGACGACTGACTCAGTGGTGCGTGTGTCCTACAGCCCATCCACCGTGGGCGGTGTCAGCTTCTATTGGCGGTATGACCTGATCACCAGCCAATCATCCATCATGTCCAGCCAGTGCGTTGTTGAGTACGACGGCATCTTTTTCTGGGCCGGTGTGGATCGCTTCCTGATGTACAACGGCGTTGTCCAAGAGGTGCCCAACACTCAAAACTTAAACTGGTTTTTTGACAATGTCAATTACAACGAGCGGCAAAAAGTATGGTGTACCAAGGTGCCGCGCTGGGGTGAGATCTGGTGGTTCTACCCCCGTGGTGACGCCACTGAATGCACCGATGCAATTATCTACAACGTGCGTGAGAAGTGCTGGTATGACGCCGGTGAGGCCCTGGGCGCTCGGCGTTCGGCAGGCACGTTCTCCGAGGTGTTCCGCTTCCCCATCTGGGGCGGCACCGAGGCCAACAGCACCGGCGAATACACCCTGTGGCAACACGAGACCGGCACCAATCGGATCTACCTCAACACGGTGAGCGCAATCGACTCGTACTTTGAAACCCCCACGTTGGGAGCCATGACCGGCTTGGTTGGCTCCAATCAGGGCGCTGGGGATAACCTGTGGACACGCTGTGAACGGGTTGAGCCCGACTTTGTGCAGTCTCAGCAAATGTACCTCGTGGTGACCGGCAAGGGCTATGCGGATGACACAGACCAACCGTCCGACCCCTACTACTTCGACCCCACCACGCTGAAGGTGGACATGCGTGAACAGCGCCGCGAGATGCGCATGCGGTTTGGAAGCAACACCCAAAACGGCGATTACTATGCCGGTCGCATCCTGCTGTCCCTGGAGAGTGGCGACGTGCGCGGGACGGGCAACCCATGATCACCTACGACCCCAGGGGTATGGTGTGGAGTCAGTATTGCAAGCTGATGGAGGAGCTGTTCTCCCCCCAGCAGATTGGCAACGTGCCCGAGGATCAATGGCGTCAATGGGTCGATGGCATCAATGGCATCGGGTTTTTTGTGCAGTCCGCAATACCCGATCACCGCTCATACACCGACTGGCAAGATTGGGCCATGGCTATGTGCGGCATCATGAATCTTGAAGGGTAAATATGGGATTTTTTCAACAGCTACTTGGCCAAGAAGGTGGGCCGCTCATCCCAGGCGTTGACAACCCATTCCAGGGTGGAACGATTCTCCCTGGTGGTGGCGCTCTCAACCCATTCAACCCAGCATCTGCCGCTGGGCAGGCATTTGCCGGTGTTGGGCAATTCAACATTTGGAACCCGGACTCTGCCGTCGGTAGAGCGGCCAATGACCTTGCCAAAGACCTTGGGACGGGCCTACAAGCCATTGCAAACGATCCCCGCAAGCTGGCCGCTGTGGGCATCATGGTGGCCTTCCCTGGGGCCGCATCAGCGATTGGTAGCTACCTCCTGCCGACATCGGTTGCCGCCGCATACCCAACGCTGACGGCAATTGTTGGCCAGAC